ATTCTCGACGACGCTGGCCTTTGCATGCCAGGTACCATCCAGGCGCTGATGTTTTTGAACCCTGGTCTCCGACGGATCGTTTGCACGTTTGACCCCGCTCAGTCCATGCCTTGTTTCCCGCAGGCGCAGAGCATGTCCCGGCAGCAGATGCGTACCCCGCAGTGGCTCAGCGCGCTCTCCAACACATACGGCACCATCAACCGGCGCTGTTCATTGGAAGTCGCTGAGTTGCTTGGGTTGCCTCGCGCGTTGAACTTCGGCGGCGCCCCAAACGACCACGGGTTCATTGCCATTGTTTCGAAGCCTCCTACGGGCGTTCCTCTGTTTGTGGCCTCGCCGCGCTTCTCTGAGGGCAAGTCCAAAGGCGGAGTCGCATCCTTCGCAATGTCGGACATCCAGGGCATGACGGTTGAGGGTGACATCGCTATCGACCTCGGCGGCCTGAGCAACTCCACAATCGACAACCTCCTGTACATGGCTTTGACACGCTGCACTGGTTCGATTTTCCTCGTTTATCCAAATCCCCCAACTACGCGACGCGGATTAATCGAGGAGTCTTACGGAGCGTCCCTCATTCTCTCGGCCATACTTGCTGTCGCTGCTCGCAACCAGACGTCGATTCTCCTTCCCAGGCATGACCGCGACCGTTTGATAGCTCGTGCTGTTCAGGTTCACTTGTGCAACGTTCTTTCCGCTCCTGCTCGTGCAGCTCTCGGCCTCGGCGCTCCTTCCCAGGCCGTGGCTGGACTTTCTGCTGGGCGTCCGCGCGTCGTGCATCCCTTGGTCGGTCCCAATCCAATTCCTCGTGGTGCTCTCCCTTTCTTCGTGCACGATACCTACAACTTGCGCGAGGCTTTCCACGGACGCGGCAAACAGGCAACCTGGAATGCTTCCCCCGGCTACTCACCTTCCCTAAATGACCACCGGGGTAGGCGTGAAAAGCTTCAGCATATCCTCCGCCACCGCATGGAGATCGACCAGGACACGGTGCTGACCAGAACACACGAGCCGGAGAGCATGCCCGAGTTTGTTGCCCCGCTGCACGTTGATCCCGCCTACGGCCATCACGAACATATCGCGCCCGAGCTGCGTGAGAAATTCGTACCCGGCCTTGGCAAGACCCAACAGATTGACCAGGACGGCTCTCCACTCGGACTGACGCACCAACAGAAGGACGCTGCCACCTACCAGATCTCCCTCGAAGCTCGCATCAGGCCGTCCGTCCCTTTCGAGCGCGCTCACCACCGCAAAACCGCCAAGGACCTTTACAAGGCCTTTTCCCAGGTCGTGGACTGCAAGCATCGGGACCTTGACGAAGGACTTCTCCGCAAGTGCTGGAATGAACGCATGACTTCTTGGCTTTCTGGACGTACCATTGGACAAATTGAGCGATCCGTCAACAACGCCCCCCCTGACTGGAAACCCACGTTCGCGAAAGTTTTCCTGAAGGGTCAGCGAGTGAAGAAGCTTCCAAAAGCCTACTCCCACGCCACTAAAGGTCAGATCGTTACGGACATCTCCCACGCCCAGCTCTTCTACGATTCGGTCTGGGCTCTTTACGTTCAGAAGCAGTTGGAGCGGTCCATCCTTCCAAACGTCTACCTCCACTCTGGTGCGAACTTTGATACCCAGAGTAGATGGTACCGACGTTTCTGGACGCCTGGTGCTGGCTGTACGGCCACGGACTATACTGGTTGGGACACTGGGGTTGATGAGGCGTTTACGGAGTTCTACCGCAAGGTCTTCGTCCAATTTGGCGTCCCTCCAAGCGTTGCCCGTAAGTTTGCAGAGGTTCGGCATTCCCGTCGTACTTTCCTGGGCCCTCTTCCTGCTATGCAGGCGTCCGGTGATCGATACACGTGGCTTTGCAATACCATGGGCAATATTGCGGTGACTTACCTCACGCACGACATCCCTGCCTCCACTCCTGCCTGTTTCAGCGGTGACGACATGATCCTTTGCGGCCGTTTCAAACAGCGCTGGCGTTCCGACCTCAAGTTCACTCCCAAGAACTCGGACAAGAACTTAGAGGAGTTCTGCGGTTACATGTACGGCGCTCAGGACCTGTTCATTTCCCCCGAAGTGCTGCTTCATCGCGGCACCATGGCTGTCGAAGACGGCCGTCGAGACGAAATGTACTGGGACAGTATGACTCGCTCCTTGCACTTCGCCCAAGTTGATCTCCTTGTTCCGAACCCCGCCCTTTCCGCAGCTGTCGCTCTCGAACAGTCCGCTCGTCGTTTGTTCTCTCTCCCTCCCTCACGGCTCTCCGCCCTATCATAAGCTGGCATCTTACCCTGCCCTTTTCAGATTTAGAGTCTGATTCTGTTCTCCCACCAGGAACGCGCCTCAACGTGAACTATACCCGTCCGTTTCCCCTCTGTCCCGTCTCTTCCCATCACTCCCCCCCTTTAAAAGAATCCTTGCCCGTGTTGGGCCTGCAACAAGGCACAGTGTAGCCGCAGATAATGACCCCACTCATTGCGATGGTGCGTGTGTACCCGGTCCGCGCCCGGTTTTCCTGCTCCTCCGATGCCCTTCGGAGTTCCACTCTTTCACGTTTAAATGAGCCGCCGCGTTAGTACGGCTCCGCCCCTTGGCCCGTTAAGCCTGCGTCCGCTGAAAACCCCTTCCGCTTACAACGAACCCCCGCCGCAACCCTGCTCTTCACTGAGTGTGGCCGGCGGGTCCTAACCGGAATTTGACCCCGAGCAATCGGTCTGTCGGGTTGCCCGCTTGACCTTTACTGGTTGAGAACTCCCGGCGCGGCATTCATGCGGCCTCCGCCCGCTTATTGGGTTAATGTTACGCGCTAACCTGGATGTCGGTCCCACAAGATGCGCAAAACGCAGCTGTGGAGGGATGTATTCCTAGGCCCCCTCCCGCGTGTCCCTCTCCACCGCCCTGTGGAATCCGAAGGGCTCCACGAAACCCAGCGGCCTCTCCAAGTCTGGGCAGTTCACTGACTGAACGGTGGGCGGTCTCGCTCTAGAGGCTGAAAGATACAGTCGGGCGGCCGAGTGGGCTCCGAAAACTCGGTGTTGGTCTACTGCTTGCGCCTCACGGCTAGAAAGCATACCAATCACGCATGCCCTCCCCCCTACACCCCAATTGTTACGTACTCTGTCCCCCCGCTTGCTTCACCCCTATTCTATATGACTGATGCAATTCGACCGGTACTCCAGGGCGAAGCCCCCGTCGCCCCCAGCCACATCTACCCCTTCCGTTCCCCCATCGACTTTACGGTGGGAAAAGGCCCCGTCGCCTATGCTTACCACTCTCTTGACGAAATCCCCGGCGTTAGCCTTATTGCCGACCCCTATTTTCAAGCCAACGTCCGTTCCCTCCGCGTTGACGTCAGAAAAATGGTCGGAATCACGGCTGCCGTCACCTGCGCCATCATCTCCCCCAAGGTCTACGAACAGCACAAGCTCACCGCCGACAAGATCAACCTCGAAGGACTCCTCCGTACCGTTGCCAACCTCGGGGACGCCCAGACCCATTACATGGTCTCTTCCAACATCGCCGTCGAAAGTTACTCCTTTGACCTTCGCTGGCCTGTCGGCATCACCACCTCCATCAAGGGCGTCCTCCCCCCTTTCCAACCTCCCCGGTTCCTTCTCGTCGTGGAACTTGAAACCGCCTCCACCGCCGACCTCAAACTTGCCGGATTCATCCACGGTACTGTGGAGGTTGAAGGCTTCGGATACCGCTTCCTCAATTAGAGCGATTGTCCTGCGAGCTTTCATCCACCTCCCTGAGGTCTTCCGCCGCGTGTTCATTTCCTCCGCTGTCTTTCATCAAATGCTCGGCCAGTTTGATCCTCCCCCCCACTCCCTCTGCTCTTTTGAACACAGCATCTCCGGTCATCTTTCCCGCTGTGATTCTTGCCTTCGGGTAGCAGAGAGGTTCTTCTCCCCCCCCCCCATCACTCCTGAATTGTTCGTTGCGTTGCTCCTCTCCCGAGGTACTTCCACCGTTCATTCAGCTCCCCGCCTATCGGATCTTTCTATCCCCTCCGGCCTGTATGAGTATTCCCATCGTGATCGCCTCGTCCGTAACTCCGACGCGTCCTTTTCTTACTCTCTTTCGACTGAGGTTTATCCCCGCCTCCCCACAACTACTCTGTATTTGTATGTCGTATCCTAGAGCCCCACATGATAATTAGCTAGTCTCCACATGTGGTAGCTTGTACACGTTTCTATCGTTTCCGCTTTGTCTTCCGTTCGGTCCCTGTACAACCCATTTAAGAGTTGTCACACCAGAAAATTAGAAGTTTGG